TTTATCCGAGATAGACACGGCGAAAGAGTTTGACTTAGACGACTTCGGGGATGACACGTTTGAATACCGCTGTCCGGAATGCGGATTCAGGTTTAACGAGTATGTCTGAGCACAGATTTCCGTGGAAGTGGTATCTGGCAGACTTGAAAAACGTGCCGCAGAACGGCTGCAAGGTGTTTAGCTGCTTTTCCTGCGGCGGCGGTTCTTCAATGGGCTATAAGCTTGCCGGGTATCAGGTAATTGGTAATTGCGAAATAGACCCGCAGATGAATGAGATATATAAATATAACCATCATCCCCGGTATTCGTATCTCATGGACATAAGGGACTTTTGCGTAAAGGATAATTCAGAGCTTCCGCCTGAGCTGTTCGATCTGGACGTGTTGGACGGCTCCCCACCTTGCTCTGTGTTTTCTGTTGCAGGGCAAAGGGAAAAGGGCTGGAACAAAGATAAAAAGTTCAGGGAAGGGCAGAAGCTTCAAAGGCTGGATGATCTGTTCTTCGCGTTTGTGGATGTAGCCGAAAAGCTCAAACCAAAAGTAATAATAGCTGAGAATGTGAAGGGCTTGGTAACTGGTCAGGCGAAAGGCTACGTTGCGGATATTATCAAAGCTTTCGGAGATGCGAGCTACACGGTTCAGTTGTTTTTGCTGAACGGTGCGCAGATGGGCGTGCCGCAGAAGCGGGAGCGGGTTTTCTTCGTGGCTCACAGAAAAGACTTGGCTCTGCCGAAACTGAGTCTGGACTTTCACGAAAAGCCGATCACGTTTGGCGAGGTCAGGTCGAAAGAGGGAGTGCCGAATGCCGATAGTTCGCTGGCGGCAAAACTCTTGGCTCACAGGCGCAAGGTAGATAAGACTATAGGTGATATACACAAGCGGCTTGGAGAGAAAGAATCAGGGTTTACGCAGTGTATTTTCAATGACAAAGAGGTTTGCGGGACTGTTGTAAGCGGCGGGAACTATTATAGGTTTTATGACGGCATGAAGCTGTCTGAGCAGGACTTCGTGGCCGTCCAGACTTTCCCGCAGGATTACGACTTCCGGAGCGCTTCCCCGCAGTATGTTTGCGGCATGAGCGTCCCGCCTGTCATGATGGCGAATATAGCAAGTGAAGTATATAAACAATGGCTGAGCAGGGTAGGGAGTGAGGTGAATGGCCAAACGTGCGCTGGTTAAGGCACAACTTGATAATCTAAAAAGCGGGACTCCATTTAACGCAGAAACGGCGAAGAAAGCTAATTTAAAATCGCGTGAGAGCGCGAGACGCAATAAATCTGCCAAACGAGTCTTCAGTATGCTGCTGGAAAGTCTGCCGCAGCTTGACGATAGGACAAGGGACACGCTCACGAAACTGGGCATAAAAGACATAGACGATACCGATACGATGACGCTGATCGGTGCGGCTATGGTACAAAAAGCGATACGCGGCGACAACAGGGCTGCGCAGTTTGTGTTTAAGATTGCTGGTCAGGATGGCGACAGCGAGATCATGCGAGAGCGTAACGCGATTGAGAGAGAAAAGCTCAAGTTGGAGCGCGAAAAGTTGGAAGCGATTAGGGCGAGTCAGGCACCCGGCACAAGCAAAGAAAACAGTCTCATTGATGCGCTGACAGAAGCGGCACGGGCAGGACTGGCTCTGGTCGCGGACACGCCGGAGAATGCGGATTCGGGTGACGCGAATGAAGAATGATAACGTCTTCGAGTTCGCTGACTTTTCTGCGCGTCAGCTTACGTTGCTGACATGGTGGACGGACGAAAGCCCGCTAAAGGACAAAGATGGAATCATAGCGGACGGCGCGGTTAGAAGCGGCAAAACAGTCGCTATGAGTCTATCTTACATTGTCTGGGCAATGACAAAGTTCAAACACAAGAACTTTGCTATTTGCGGGATAACCCAAAACACGATATACAGAAACGTCATCAAAGAAGTCAAGCGGATGTTGCCGCTTTGCGGGTTCACTTGCGAGCACAAGCGATCTGAGTTTCTGCTTACGGTCAAGGGCAACGACACGACAAACGACTTTTATCTGTTTTCTGGACGTGACGAGCGCAGTCAAGACCCGATTGCTGGTATCACGTTGGCGGGAGCGTACTTTGACGAAGCGGCGTTGATGCCGCAGAGCTTTGTGCAACAGGTCATGCTTAGATGCTCTATTGACGGAGCAAAGCACTGGTTCAACTGCAACCCGGCGGGGAGTGAAAATCACTGGTTCAAGCAGACGATCATTAACAAATACATAGCGATGAATTACATCTATCTGCATTTCACGATGGATGATAATTTAAGCTTGACTGAGAGCGTCAAAAACAGGTACAAGCGGCAGTATGTAGGGGTTTACTACAGACGCTACATAGAAGGGCGCTGGGTGGCTGCTGAAGGCATTATTTACGATATGTGGGACACGGATGCCAACAGCTACAAAGAGGGCTATAAAAGCGGCGCACAGCTTGTACAGATGCCGCGCTATGTGGGAGTTGACTATGGCACGACAAACCCGATGGTCTTTTTGGACTGCTACGACACGGGCGACGAGCTGCTGATTGAAAACGAGTATTACTTTGACAGTCGAAAGACGTTAGATCATTTGCAGAAAACGGATAAGGACTACGCGGACGACTTTGAAGAGTTTATCGGGCACGATTACGGCGTAACAGTCATAATCGACCCGTCGGCGGCAAGCTTTATTGCAGAGCTGCGCGGCAGGGGCTACAGAATCAAGAAAGCAGACAACGAGGTTCTGGACGGTATCAGGATAACGGCGACAATGATAAAGACGCGCAAGCTGAAAGTCAGAAAGGGCGCAACGCCGAACTTGATTCGGGAAATGGGCTTATATATCTGGGACAAAAAAGCAACAGAGCGCGGAGAAGAAAAGCCGCTGAAGGTGAACGATCATGCGGAAGACGCCGCACGCTATTTATGTAAAACACTAATCACACCACGGAGGTTAGCCACGATATGAGCAAAAAACGAAATAAAGGGGCTACGCGTGCGACTAACCCCGTGCAGGATAAGGCACTGGAGCAAGGGCAGCGCAGGCAGACAAACGACAGTTTTATCAATCCGTTTGACAGGTTGGGCTTTGGCAGAAACAATCTGCTTTCGACAAATGAGTACCCGATCACGCGGCTTACGCAAAACTATGCGCTGTTGAATAGTCTGTATCGCAACGACTGGATTGCTAAAAAGATCATTGATTCAGTCGCGGAAGACATGACAAAGAACTGGTTCGCGGTAAAAGGTTCTATTGCGCCGGAGCGACTGAGCGACTATGAAGCAATGGAGCGAAAGACTCACATAAAGAAAGCACTGCTTGACGGCTTACGTTGGGGCAGACTTTTCGGCGGCGCTGCGGGCATCATGGTCATTGACGGTCAGGAAGATATGCTGGAAGAACCGCTGGACATGCGGATGGTGATGCCGGACAGCTTCAAAGGTATTATCATTGCGGACAGGTGGAACGGCGTATATCCGGGCACTGAGCTTGTTCAGGACATGGCCGACCCCGATTTCGGACTGCCGGAGTATTATAACTTCAACATGGCGGATACGGCGCTTGATACGGGTTCTATCAGGGTACACCATAGCAGAGTGCTTCGGTTTATCGGGCGCGAACTGCCGCTGATTGAGCGGATGGCGGAAACGTATTGGGGCGCGTCTGAGCTTGAACACGTTTTTACTGAGCTGAATAAGCGCAACACCACGAGCGAGAACGTGGCGAATCTGATTTTCCAGGCGAATTTGCGCACGTATAAGATGGCCGATCTGGGTCAGCTTCTCGCAACTACAAACGCGCAGCAGCAGCGGACGCTTTATCAAACGCTGCAAATGCAGAACTTCCTAATGTCTAATATGGGCATGAATGTCATGGACAAGGAAGATGACTTCCAGACGAATCAGTACACGTTTAGCGGTCTGTGTGAGATTTACGACGCGTTTATGAACGATGTTTCGGGCGCGTCCGAGATTCCGGCAACGCGGCTGTATGGGCGTTCACCCGCTGGAATGAATGCGACGGGCGAAAGCGATCTGTCGAACTATTACGACAAGATTGCGCAGCTTCAGGAAGCGAAGCTGAGACCCGTGCTTGAAAAACTGCTGCCTGTTGTGTTTATGAGCACGTTTGGCGCAGTGCCGGATGATTGGGACATTGAGTTTAATCCGGTCGCGGAGACGAGCGAAGAAGAGAAAGCGAATCTGGTCAAGCAAAGCGCGGACGCGGTTATCAGTGTATTCCAGTCTGGGCTTATCAGTCAGCAGACGGCGCTTAAAGAGTTGCGTCAATCCGGCATGGCTTACGGTATGTGGTCTAACATCACTGACGAGGACATTGAAAACGCGGACACGGAGACGAATCCCGAAGGTGAGATGGGCGGCGAAGAAGCTATGGGCGGCATGGGCGATCTTGGCGGCATGATGGGCATGGGCGGCGAGATGCCACAGCAGGCGCAGCAGGTTCGGGAAGCACCGAAAGCTCCAGTAAAGCAACAGGCGGCGCAGGAAGGGGCGCAACAGGCGAAGCAGGCGGAATCGGCTGTACAGAAAGAAAAGCCGTCTAAAGGGCTTTTAGGGCTGTTTAAGCGCAAGGGCAAAAAAGAGACGGCGCAGGCAGAGCAAAGCAATGGAAAAGGAGAGCACTTGGCATGACGATAGATAAGATTTTTGTCGGCAAAGCTGTAGAAAGCGGCATGAGCGATGGCGGCGAAGGTTCGGGCAACTGGGGGCATAAAGGTCGCCCCGGTCAGGTCGGTGGCTCTGGCAAAGGTGGCGGCAAGGGCAACACAAAGGCGGAGTATTCGCGCCAAAGGAAAGAGTACACGCTTTCAACAAGCAGAGTGGGTGCAAGTGCGGGCGATGCAAAACGAAGCTGGGGCTATTCTGGCAAAAGAACGAGGACGCTTCCGAAGGGCAGCGGTCGGTTTACAATATCGAGCGGCGATATTCAGCGCGAAGAGCATTCCATAGTGCGCTATTTGGATGAAAACGGCAATCTGACACCGGAGCGGCAGAGACTTCACGACAGGGCGATCGATAGGCTGTTCAGGGACAAGCCGAAGATGGTTCCGCGAAATGGAGAGCAACCGACGTATTACTTTTTGGGCGGCGGCAGCGCTTCAGGCAAGGGTAGCTTGACAAATCCCAAAACTTGTGCGGATTACGATATGCCGAGCAAGACAGAAGTTCCTGTTATCGACGCGGACGAGATGAAAAAAGCGCTTCCGGAATACGAGACGCAAAAGAGAATTGATGACGGCGCTGCGGGCTTTTCGCACGAAGAAAGCAGCTCTCTTGCGAAACGCGCGAACGATGCGGCTTTCACGAATGGTTATAACTGCGTGCTTGACGGTACAGGCGACGGAACGGCGGATAAGGTCAGGAAAAAGATTCAGCAGGCGCGAGCGGCTGGGTATAAGGTCGAAGCGCGTTATGTTACTGCGCCGATGGAAGTTGCTCTGGAGCGGGCGCGGGAGCGTGGAAGAACTTCTGGCAGAAAGATTGATGAAGACGTGATTGTTGGGATTCACAAATCTGTCTCAAAGATATTCCCCGAAGTTGCAAGCGAGTTCGATCATGTAGTGCTGTATGATACAAATCAGCCGAAGGGCGTGCCGGGGAAAAAGATTGCTGAATGCTGGCGCGGTAAGCCGATCACGGTTTACGATCAGGCGGCTTATGACGCATTCCTTGGAAAAGCGCATTATGGAGAATAAAAAATTAACCCATCGAAGATTGCATTTTTTGACCGAAATGCATATTATTTACATAGAAGGAGGGATGCAGATATGATGAAATACGATGTTGTGAAGTTGATGGAGGAACACAAGCTGATTCCGCTGATGCAGGCGGCGCAGTACAAAGACCCTGAAAGCTACGGAGAGATGGACGAGGAAGAGAGAGCTTGCTACGATCACTATGTTGAGTGGTTTGACGAACTGCGAAAGCAGAACGGCGGCACGCTTAAAGGACTCGACATTGATATTCCGTACAGCTACTAAGCAAATAAAGATTTACGACACAGCAGCCTTTACAGGCTGCTTTTTTCGTGACATAATAGAAAGCGAGGACGCGCATGAGGGCGTTTGATAAAGCTATATTCAGGTGGCTGTTGAAGACGCCTGCAAGAGACGAAGAGCCGGAAGTCGTGAACGACCCGGACGCGGAAGACGGTGGCCCGGGAAGTGGAAACTGGGGGCACAGGGGAAGACCGGGACTCAGGGGTGGCAGCGGCAAGGGCGGTGGCGCACAGTATCGCGGCGGCAGAGCTGACATGGGCAACTTCTACGGTTCAAGGGAAGATTGGCTGAATGGCTTGAACGGCGAGCGGCAACGCGAAGTCACGAACACGTTGAAATTCTATGGCAACGGCGACATTAAAGCGGGCGAGAAAGCGATCATGCAAGGAAAGAACATGGCTGCAAAGCGCGACTATGTTCGGGCGATGGCTGAAGCGCGGAAATGGGATGAACATGCTGAAAGACTGTATGGCAATCTTGAAGAGAAAGAGCAAGACAGGCTGGACAGGTTGCTGAACAAGCTTCAAGGCGAAAATATCGGCGAGATGCTTGACGATACGGACTATTTGACAAAGAGCGAGCAAGCGGAATTGTATGACTTGATGTCTAAAGCAATGGGCGGGGAGACAAGCGGTCAAGCGCAATCGTCTAAGCTGACGCAGGTTGCTGAAGACATTGTGAATAAACAAGGTAACGGTTATCCGATTAAAACGGCGCTTAATGCACTCACGGGGCAAGGCATATCACCTGTTCATGCGACTGCAGAAGATGTAGAACGGATGTTGTCGATGGTTCCGGCAGTAGCGTTCAAGAATGAAGCGTCAACGGTGCTGACTCAGGAAGTATTGAGCAATCTTTCAACCAGACTGGACTATGCAAAGCAGTTACAGGACGGCGAGGATGAACTGTGCAAAAAGAATCTTGAAATTCTTAAAAGCTTTGCGAACCCGTGGGACGATTTGACTGATTCAAGGAACATCGAGCTGATTGAGCCGAGAATACTGAGTAAGATGTCGCCACGGCAAATGCAAGAATATTTATCAAACAAGTGGCAGATTTTGACGGGCGGCGAGCCGCTGCAGGTTACGGCTTTTACGATGCGGGAGCGGCAGGCACAAGCACGCGAAATAGCGCAGCAGCGCAAAGATGGCACTTATCAGGGCAAACCGGACAGCGATCTTGGCAAGGCTATGGGCGGAGAATATAAAAAGCTTAATGGCATGGTTTCTGGATGCGGAAATGCGGATATTGTAAGCGTCTGGGACGGCTTTGAAAGCGAGATCAGGGTACTAAGCACAAGCGAAAGCAAAGAACAGCGGTATATACCCGGCAAGGGTATTATGATAGACGCACGCGGCGACATGGAAGCGCACGGCATTTACAGCGCGGGCGAAATCGTGTTCCACGAAAGCGGGCATATGATCGATGACTTGATTGGCAGAGAGCGCGGGCTTGGCGGTTTCTATTCTGAAAAGTACAATAATGGCGAGTTCACACGCACGCTTCACGATGAAGTATGGGAATATGTAAAGGCGGAAAGAAAAAAGGCAAAAAGCGAAGTAGATCAGCATAGGACTATTACTTCACAAAACGCGGATTGGCTTTTGCAAAACGGTTTAATTGACTGGTGGGGCGTGAGCAAAATGCAAGTGCATATACGCGAAAATGGTGAAGGTGGAGACATTGGAGATCTGGGCATTAAATTCGGCGCAAAAGAACTGAACGAGGTAATAAAGCGGCGACTCAATGCAGAGATGGCTACTGTTGAGCAGGAGCGGGCGTTTGGAGCTATATGTGACGCAGTGCAAGGTGTGACAAAGAGCGCGATTGAATTGAAGATCGGGCATAAGGCATCGTA